GCTCGGCGAACCCCAGATGTAGACGCCATCGGTGGTGCGCAGCAGGCGGATATTCTGCCAGTCGGTCGGGTGCATCACGTGGTGCGTCGGGATTGCCCGGCCGGTAACGCGGATCTTCGTCATCGCCTTGAAGAAGGCATCGGGCACGGGGTCGGAGCCCTTGGCGTGCGTCTGGATACCGACGACATTGACGATGCCACGAAGGTTCGGCGCCGTCCCGTCGCCGACATAGACCTGGGTGTCGAACCGCTGCCGCAGGCCGAAGATCAGCCGGCCGTTGACGTAGCCGGTCATCATCGGCACGTCCTCGAACTGCTCGTCGGTCACCGGCAGGCTGTCGGTGATCTTGCGCACGTCGGAGGAGCGCTCGGTGAAAGCGAAGGTGCTCTCCCCATACGCTGCACCCTCGGCTTTCTCGGCCGCCGCATGGGTGCGGGTGGTTTCCTCCATGTACTTGATCGCAGCCTGGCTGGTCGGGTTCATGGGGATGATGTCGAGCAGCTGAATGGGACGCGTCGCCGCCTCGACAAAGCCAGGCAGGCGCACGCTCTCGGGCGCGAAGCCCGCAGCTGTCGACATGAGAGCCTTGGCGCCGAGGGTCTCGAAGGCCATGGCCTTGGCGATGATGTCCGACGGCATCACCTCGTAGGAGAAGTCGATCCCGCCCGGCGAGCCGCGCTTCAGCCAATCCTCGTAAGCCTTCTCCTCGGCGAGCAACTCGCCCAGGGACTTCACCTGCGGCCGCTCGCGCTGCCCCTTCCGCTCGGGCTGGGGCACGTAGCCCTTCACCTTGCTCCGGGCCGCATGAGCGCTGGCCGCCTTCTCGCTGGCCTCGAGCGTTTCGATGTGCTCGCCGAGTTCGTTGAGCTCGGCATCCACCTCGTTGACGCGCTTGGCGATATCGATCGTGTCGGTGAGGCCGCCGTCGCCGAGCGACGACTTCAGGGTGTCCTTGGAGACCTGCTTGAAGTCGTACTTGCCGTCGCTGGTCTTGGCCTCGTCAAAGACCTTGCCGAGTTCATCCTGCCTGGTCGCCATCTTCGCGCGCGCCTCGGTCAGGGTAAGGGTGAGCTTGGGCATTTCGCCCCTCCTAGCTTTCGTTGATCCGTTGGCCAGGGCGTCCGCGCTGATGGCCGATACGATGAAGGCCTCGCGTCAGCGCGGGGCATGGATCGAAAGCTAGTGGTGGTGAGGTGGGGGAAACATCGACGCAGCTGCGCGGGTGCAGCGCGATATGTGGCGTGGTCGGCGACACCCCATGGCATGCCCCAACCCGGCGTCGAAAACAAGCACGCTGCCGAGACAGGTGCGCGGCGTCGTCACGGAGGGGGTTTTGACAGGCGATTTGACAGCCGAGACGCCGGCAAGCGCCTCCCGAGCGGACAAGCACACCGGGCAGCCCCTCACAGGGCCGCCACGGGCGCCTACGGCGAGGGGCGCCCGATCGTCACTGATCGAGGACGATCATGCCACTGTCATCCGTCCAGATGCCGACGCGATTGTTGGTCGAGTTGGAGACGAACTCCACCACCCCAAAGGTCCTGCCGTCACCGAAGATGGCGCAGTTGTAGGTATCCGCCAGCCCGGTCTTGGAGGTGAGGTCCATCGTCGACCAAGCCCGTTCGTTCACCACAATGGTCACGACACCTTCCATCAGGCCGTGAGAGACCGCCGTTCCCGAAGCCTCGGTTTCGACCCAGCGTTGGTTGCACTCCATTTTGCTCTGAGCGGCCACCGAAGCGATCGCCACAGTCCAGATCAGCGCAGCTAACAGTAGTAGTATCTTCACCCGCCCCTCCTTCAGCCAGCCGAGCGCCGCTTGGCTGGCTTCGCCTGGGCCTGGATCGCACCCCGATTAGGAACGGTGGCGACGATCTCGCCGACCCACTCCAGCCGCTGGTCCTCCATCGTCCGAGCGTTCCAGCTGTCGAGATTGTAGAGGCCCTTGCGCGAGCCGCGCATCAGCCGCTTGATGAAGCGCCGGCCGCTTACCGTCTTCACGATGACGCGCCGGCCGAGATAGTGGTCCGTGCTCCGCACCTGATCACGCAGGCACACGATCACCTCGCCTGGCTCATACACCGGCAGCATCGAATCGCCCGCCACCTCGAACGCGATAACCGGGTCGGGGAAAGTGAAAGGCAGTTCGACCAGGTCATAGCCATCGGCTGGCACCTGCTCGTGCTCCACCTCGATCTCGGCGCCGGCGCCCACGCGCCCCATGATTGGCGCCTGGTTGCCGGCAATGGGCGGCCGCTCGATCAGACCCGACTCACGAGCAAGCTCGCGGATGCGCTCCAGCGTGCGACCACCCGGTATCAACCCAGCTTCCCAGCGAGAAACCGACGACTGGCCTGCGTCGAGCGCGTGAGCCAGTTCCTCCTGGTTCCAGCCTCGAGCGGCCCGAATGCCTGCCAAAATCGCGGGTACGTCCATGTCGGAAATATACACAGATGGATATTCCAAACCCAATCCGCGGGCGGAAGTTCTTAGTGGACTGTTTATCCATTTGCGGGTATCCATAAATGGATGAACACGCTTCGCCATATCCGCCGCGCCGTCTTCGGGGTCACCCAGGTCGAAATGGCCGGCATCGCCGGTGTCCGACAGGCCACGATCTCTCGTTGGGAGAACGACGACTGCACGCCATCGCTGCCGGCGCTTAAGCGCATACGCAGGGAAGCCCGTCGACGCAGGCTCAAGTGGAACGACTCCTGGTTCTTCGAGGAGATCGCAGCTTGAAGAACTCACTTCACAACACTCCACGGTCCGGCAAGCCGGGCCTTTTCACTAGCCGCGGTTGGCATCCTAACCACGGCCTGCAGACGGGCGCTTGTCAGTAATGATCGGGGACGCTGACAACACCCGCGACCTGTTCTCCTGGCAGCCGCCCCAGGTGGCCGTTGGCTATGCCGAGGAAGTCGCCGGCAAGGGCCCACTACAGAACCGTATTGCGCGCCTCGTTTCGAGGGCGCTGCGCGATGCCAGGGACGATCGTGGCCTCGGCCGTGGCGAGATCGCGCGCCGGATGACCGACGAGCTCGGCCGCAAGGTGTCCGAGGACGTGCTCGACAAGTGGTCCTCCGAGGCAGCCGAGGCCCATCGCATCCCACTCGACGCATTCATTGCGCTCATCGCGGCGACCGGCGCGAACGAGCTTCTCGGCTTTGTTCCCGGTCTCTTGGGGTTCGTCGTCGTGCCGAAGAAGTACAAGGCGTTCATCGACCTGCAGCTGCTTGAAGATCACGAGCGCGACGTTGCCGCCCACAAGGCCAAGATACTGGCCGACATGAGGGGGCAGCAGCGATGAGCAAGAAACCTCTCACCATTGCCCTGGCCGACATCGACGTGAACGGCCGGCTGCTGCCCCTGCGCGAGGAAGTCGCGCAGGAACTCGCCGCCAGCATCTCGCTCCACGAGAAGGCGTTCCACCCGATCGGCATTCGCCAGACGCCACGCGGCGCCATGGGCTGGAAGCTGATCTTCGGTCGGCATCGACTCCGCGCCTTTGAGATACTCGGCATCGAGCAACTGACCGAAGGCGAGCACTTCATCGTGCGGGCCATGTCCGAGCAGCAGGCTCTGCTGGCAGAGATCGAGGAGAACCTCGCGGGCGGCAAGCACTCACACTTCGCGCGCGCTGTGATGGTCGCCGCCTATCGCACCGCCAGCGCGGCCGACGGGCTGAAGGTTGGTCGCGGTGGCGACCGCAGGTCTGCCGAGGTCCAGGCGAAAAAGAGCGAGAGCCTCGGCGCGCTGATGGCCGGGTTCACTGCCCACGCCATGGACACCTTCGACCTGTCGTCCGACCAGATCGAGCGGCTGCTGCGCATCGGTACCGCGCTGACCAAGCCGGCCGGGCTCGCCGAACGGCTTCACCTCTCCAAGATCGCGCGCAACCAAAGCCAGCTGCTGAAGCTCGCGGCTCTGCCCGAGGAGCAACTGGCGCGCGCGGCCGAGGCCTTCGACGCCGCCCAGGGCGACTTCTTCGCCCTCATGACCATCCTCGCCCAGGACCCGGCCGCGCAGGGCAAGGTGCTGAAGAAGCTCGGCGCCGGCACGCCTATCAAGGAAGTGGTCGGCGAGCAGCCCAAGCAGCAGGCGCCCGCCTTCGATCACTGGCAGCAGGCGGTGTCGAGCTACAGCCAGCTCGACTTCAAGGGGCGGGTCTCCGCCACGGTCGAGCACTTCAAGCAGGACGAGAAAGCCGT